TATCCGACATATCCCTGGATAACGTATTGCGATACTCGAACATGTTATGACCTGAATTATGGAACCTATAACATTTTAACTCCAGAGCCATGAAAGAAAAAATTGAAAATATACTATTCGCTTATAAAGCTGGTAGTATGAATATTAACGAAGCATCGCAGCAAATATTGGATTTATTTAGTGTTAGACATAGTGCTTTAATTGAAGACTTAAATGTGACTAATACTTTATATGAGGAACGACAAAGAGTACTTGACGTAATACCAAAATGCCCCGTGCATGGGAAGTGTGTGCCATATGCTATTGAATGGATTGAAAATGCTAAACAGCATTGTGGTTAACGAATAAATAAACGAAACCATGAAAGAAACATTAGACATTGCAATTAGATGGTGCATACTTGTACTATTGATAGTGAGTATGCTCTATATTGTATTAGATAGCAAAAAAGATATCAAAGAGAAATCCGAACTCCGGCAGCTGCAAATGGAGTATTACCGGACAGCTATCATTAGGGACAGCGTGATAATTCAAAGGGAACTTAAATTCCTGAATAAATGAGCTTATCTTTGCCACATGCCACAGACGAAAGAATACCGCAGCGTTGTCAATAAGGTCTATGAGCGTTTATGGGCTATGTGAATAATCATTCAGCGGAAACTGAAATACTTGGGCAAATGATTGGGACAATCATACTGATTATACTTTTTATCCTATCCGCCATCTTCATCTATTTTATGGCAGGCGATGATGAAGGAGATAAGACGTGGTGGTGGTGATGTGGCACAGGGAGATGAGATATTATCAAAAGTAAGCGTATCTTTGCCACATGCCACAGACGAAAGAATACCGCAGCGTTGTCAATAAGGTCTATGAACCTTATATGCTCGACAAACGCAGGTACAACGTGGTCTACGGAAGCGCAGGATCGGGCAAGTCAAGGGCAACAGCGCAGAAACTTATCTACAGGTGCATCACCGAAACAGGAACAGAAAGCAATGAATTTCATCACCGCTTTGCAGTCATACGAAAATATCGTACATCCATAAAACAGTCCGTATTCGAGGAGATAAAAGGCGAACTGATACGCATGGGGCTGACGGACATGGTAGCGATGAACGAATCATACTATTCCTTCCGTTTCTGGAATGAAGCCGAGATATTCTGCATCGGGCTTGATGACCCTGAAAAAATCAAATCAATGGTGGCGACAGGGGCGTGGATAGAAGAAGCAACGGAACTCGATGAAAACGACTTCTCCATGCTCGACCTCAGATTCAGGGGCAAAGCACAATACCACAAACAGATAATCCTGACATTTAACCCCATTGACGAAAGCCACTGGATAAAAAAAGTCTTTTTCGACAGGGATCAGCATGGGCTTACTTATGTCCTGCATACCACATACAAAGACAATTATTTCATTGACGAACAATACAAGCGGATACTTGAGGAGAAATACGCCTATGACGAGAATCTGAAACGTATCTATGTCGATGGCAAGTGGGGACGCATAAAACGTGGCGGTGAATTTTTCTTCAATTTCAGGTATGACCGCCATGTGATCTCCGACATGAAACTGTTTGCCAATGAACCCCTGCATATCTCTTTCGACTTCAACGTGAATCCATACATCACCTGCATTGTTGGTCAGATCATAAAGCGAATCATCCGCCTTGACGACAACAGCGAAAAGACATTTTTCTTCCTGAATATCTACGATGAATTTGCCCTGAAAAACCCCTATAACACTACCGAGATGCTCTGTGATGAAGTGGTCAAACGTTATCACAATGAACTCACATGGGGTTGCTATGTGTATGGTGATGCAAGCGGTAAGACCGCCACCACACGGAGCAATGTCAATGACTATGACATCATCCAGGAAATCATGCGCCCATACCTTACCAACTATTCCATGCGTGTCCCTAAGTCCAATCCGCTCATCCGTATCAGGCGAAATTTCATCAACAAGGTTTTTTATGGCAGTTACAATATTCAGGTAAAGGTCAACGACAGGTGTAAGCGGTTGATTACTGACTTTCAGAGCGTGCTGGAAAGTGAAGATGGTGGTGTCACCAAACAGATGTCAAGGGATGGCACAAGTGGTATCGTATATGAAAAGTACGGACACGCATCGGATTGCTTCTCTTACCTGTTATGCGAAGGATTCAGGAACTATTACGATACAAGCTATTAAGCACTTCAAAACTTTTATTTTTACCAAAAGGTTGCTTTCGGATGAAAGTGTAGTATATTTGCACCCATCAATAGCGGCCTATGAGAACAAAAAGTGGTCGTGGCGGGAGACCTGACAGGGCGGTGAAGCATACCGCAGGAGCAGACGAAGCCTATAAAGACAACATCCTTCAGCGCAGTGAAAACACTGCCGGTTCAGATTCAGAATCCCTCAGCACAGAAGATGACATCCGTGAAGCAATACGTACCGTACTGCTCGACAATACAGCTATGCTTGCCACATGGCTGGAACAGATAGGGCAGGAAAACCCTTCCCGCGCCTTATCCCTTTACAAAGACCTTACTGAATTTGTAGTCCCCAAGCTGCAACGTACCGACAGCAAGATAGACCCATCAAACCCTGTGCAGATCATCTTTGAATCCGTTGATGCCTATGCTGACCGCAAAAAGGCTGAAAAGGCTGCACAGGCAGCAAGACAAGAACAAAAACAATAAAGAAATGGAATTTGATAGCTTTTCCTTAGCACTTCGCCTATGCCAGATGATCAAACGTGGCGAAAAACATCCCTACTATGACAGGGTTACAGAACTGGCAGAACTCTATACCAAGCTGATCACAGGGGAGAACATGGATTCGCTCATGCAGCAGTTCACCCCACGTGAAACGCCTGAAATGTTTGAACAGCGAAAGCGGATAACGCAACACATCACCAAGACCGTTGCCAACAATGTCATGGATGTCTTTTTCAAGATACCACGTTCAAACAGCGTGCAACGGAATATCTCTTACAGCGATAACGACATCAAAAAGCTGAAAGAACTCAATAAAAAACTGTCTGAATTCTGGGGTGATATGTCGCTGGATGATTACATGAACACCCGATGGTTTGAATTGCTGTTCACCGATCCAAACGCCTTTGTCGTGGTGGAATGGGATAATTTTGACAACAGCACGGAAAGAGCCTTGCCATACCCTTATGAGGTCAGTTCACACAATGCCATACTCTACGAATACGAAAACAACGACCTGCAATTCCTTGTGGCTCAGAATTCAGAGATGAGATGGGCATGGAATGACAGCCTGAAAAAAGACGAGCAGAAAGAACAGCTTTCATATACCATCTACGGTAAAAACCAGAGTGTCAAGTTTGTCCAGATACTTTCCGACAAGATCATCACCGATGTAATCAATAACAACCGTTCTATCCTGAATGATGAAAGAAACTACGGTTTTATTCCGGTCATGGAGGGTGATGTTCTGACAGGTGGTTACTTCATTGAATCGGTACACGAACGAAAAGGGTATGTTATCACCGTTCCCACGCCCCACAAACTCGGATATGTCCCTGCTCAGCGGATAGGCACAAGGCGGGATATTACAACCAATGGCAACACATTCCTTTCGCCTATTGACAAGGCAGTGCCTATCTTTATGAAGCTGGTGAAGTCCAACTCAGAATTTGACCTGACAATGGCACTGCACTGCTTCCCTCAGAAGATACAGTATGCCCCACGCTGCAAGGCTCGTGATTGCAGGGACGGTATGCTTACCGATGGTTCACAATGTACCGCCTGCAAAGGGACAGGATTTGAAACCATCACCTCCGCACAGGAGACCATTACCATATCACTGCCAAAAGACCGTGAAGATATGGTTGACCTGACCAATATGATCCTTTACATTTCACCACCGGTTGATCTGGTCAGATTCCAGGATGATTACATCGAAAAACTTACATACATTGTCAAAGAAAGCATCTTTAACACGGAACTATTCAGCAAACAGGAAGTTTCTGAAACAGCCACAGGGAAGAACATATCCCTGCAAAACATCTACGACAGCCTTTATCCCATTGCGCAGTCCTATTCAAAACAATGGTATTTCCTCGTTACAACTGTTGCAGATGTTACGCAGCTTAACAAGAACCTTATTGCGTTCTATAACTTCTCTAAGGATTTCAAACTCAAGTCACTGAGCGACCTTTACGTTGACCTGAAAATGGTTGGTGATGCAAGGGCATCGGAGTTTGTGAAAGACAGCATTGAATCCGACATCGCAGGTATCATCTATTCAGAAGACGAACGTTCATTGCTGAAATATAATATCAAGCGGGCGTTCTTCCCGTTCACAGGCAAGTCTGATGAGGAAATACGTATCCTGATTACCTCACCAGGTATCGTGAGCCAGCGCACAAAGGTTTTCTATGCCAATTTCGGCATCGTATTCGACAGTGTTGAAATGGCACAGGCTGAAAGTGGTGTTGATTTCTACTACCTGTCAAAGCAAAAGCAGTACGAACTCATACAGGCTGAGGTCGACAGGATCATGGCAACACTTGAAGAAGAACAACCTGAAGAACCTGAAATAGAAACATCTGAAGAAGAAACCACAGAAGAAGAAACCACAGAAGAAGAAACCACAGAAGAAGAAACCACAGAAGAATAATGGCAGACCTTAGTTACTACATTGAACAGTCCTTTGCAGAATTGGAACGAAGGGTGTCTAACCTTGAATCGGACATCTACGAAGGCTATATTGACGAATACCTTACTGAATTTGCCACCGATGATGAAGGGATGCTGAAAAATACCGCAGCGAACATAGGGCTGATCAATAAGGTTGATTCTGTATTTGATGAAGCCTATGATGCCTTATTGCTGCCATTTCTGTTATGGTTTGCACGAAAGATCGTTGAAAGTGTCCACAAGGAAGTCAGCTACTTTCACAATATCGGCGTGAAGATAGCCTATGATGATGTGAAATGGATAGAGAAACAGATCGGCATATCCGATGGCAAGGTGCTTCGTGGTTCATACCTGCATAATCTTGGCAGGATGGGGGAGTTCCGGCAACAGTTCCAGCAATACCTTATGAATGCTGTCAATAGCGGTGTAAAGCTAAACCTGTTCTTTCGTGGCGCAAAAGAACTAACCCTGTCCAAAGGTGGCAAGGAAAGCATGTTCACACGCTTTTACCGGAAGTATGCCTATGATACCATCGCACAGACGATGAACCGGATAGGGTATTTTATTGCTAAAAAACGCAGGCTGACACGCTTTCTGTATCAGGGAGGGCTTGTAAAAGATTCAAGGGACTTCTGCATAGAACGTGCAGGAAAGATTTTCGATAAGGAAGATGGGTTGAAATGGAACGATATGCACTGGAGGGGGAAGATACCCAATGTGCCTTTCTTTATTCAGTGCGGTGGGCATTTTTGTAAACATCATATAAATTGGTTAAAAGAATAGCGATGAAGGTTGGGAAATACACTTATGGGCATGAAACAATAAAGGTAGTTTGGGACACACTTGGGGAAGTAACCATAGGGAAGTTTTGTTCCATCGCAGATAATGTCACTATATTTCTTGGTGGCAGCCACCGAATAGACTATATCACCACTTATCCTTTTGGCGTTAAGTATGGCAATAATTTTAGTAATAAGGCACATTCAACAGGAACGCCATTGATAAGAAAGCGTGACGTGACTATAGGAAATGATGTATGGATAGCCTCTAATGTGACCATTATGGAAGGAGTAACGATAGGGGACGGTGCTGTAATAGGCAGGAACTCCCATGTTGTTGAAGATGTAAAACCTTACTCTGTTGTCGGGGGAAATCCGGCACAGTTCTATTACTTCCGTTTCACTAAGGAAAAAATTGAAAAGTTGCTTGAAATACGATGGTGGGATTGTGATGATGCAATAATCAACAGCATTCTGCCTGTACTCACGTCATCGGACATAGATTCACTTTACGCATGGTATCTAACAACAAAACAATGATTTCGATAATCACAGCCTGTTCAAGACCAAAGATGCTTCCGCATGTCGCTGAAAGCATACAGGACTTCATAAAACCATTTTTTGACGTTCAGTGGTATGTTATCTTTGATTCAAAGAATCTTACAGCGGAAGACATGAATACTGATAATCTGGTATCAGGTCTTACATTTCCTGTCTTTGTCAATCACACGCCGGAAGGTGTCTGGGGTTGTTCTCAGCGGAATATGGCATTGAAAATGATCTCCGATGGGGAATCATGGGTATATGCCCTTGATGATGATAATATGATGCACCGTGATTTCAGACTACTTGAACCATACATGAAAGGCAAAAGCATACTTACCTTCGATCAGGATTGTGGCGGTGGTACGATAATACGCAAGGGTGATGACCCAAGACTGGATCATATAGATATGGCACAGGTTCTGATAAAGCGTAAAATCTATGAGTTCTTTATCCAAGATTACGGTGCGGATGGTGAAATCATAGAAAGGCTTGTCAGCAAACATCCTGGCGAATGGCTTTATGTCGAAAAGATAGCCTGTTACTATAACCGTGTTCGTGGATTAGGGTTAGATAAGATATGAAGTTCTCAATCATAATGCCGAGTTATTTGGGAGAGTACAAACGTGCTGCCAAAGACCGTGACACCAAAATAGTCCGTGCCATTGAAAGCGTGTTGAAGCAATCGCATGAAGACTGGGAACTGATCATCATATCCGATGGCTGCGAAAAGACCGTTGAAATAGTGAAGCCCTTTTTTTATAAACATCTGCCTAAAATCCGCCTGTTACAGATAGAAAAACAAAAAGTATGGTCTGGGGCAGTCAGGAATGCAGGTATTTTCAAGGCAACAGGTGATGTGATCTGCTACCTCGATATTGATGATTATTTTGGTGATGACCACCTGAAAATCCTCAATGACAACTTCGGTGATAGTGACTGGATATGGTTCGATTACCTGAGTTACAACATAGCCAAAAAATGCTTTGATACTTATGAAAGCGACATTTTCAAGCAGGGCAGGTGCGGTACTTCATCGGTGGCTCACAGGCGTTCTATGAATATCTACTGGCGCAACAACACCTACCTGCACGATTGGGTGCTGATTAACCAACTCAGGTCTAAAAGCAGGAAATTCCATAAGATACCCACATCACAATATTGCGTTTGCCATGTGCCACTAATACTCGACGTATGAAACTCTCAGTGCTTATATGTACCGCATCGGAAAGGGTAAGGACATTCCTGCCACAATGTATTGAAGAACTCGACAGGCAATGCAAAGACTATCCTGATGTGGAATTTTACTATCTGGGTGATAACTGCAAACTGCGTGTCGGTGCAAAACGCCATATCCTGTTACAGATCGCACAGGGGGAGTACGTGGTGTTCGTTGATGATGATGACATTATCGTACCTGATTACATTTCAAGCATTTACGAAGCACTCAACGGTTCTGATGTCATCGTGTTCGATGTGGCTGTTTCCGTGAATGGCTCACCCTACAAGCCCGTAAAGTATGACATAGCATTCAAGAACGACAAGGATTTGCCGAACCGATATGAACGACTGCCCAATCACCTGATGGTTGTGAAAAGGGAACTGGCACTGAAAGCTGGCTATCCAAACATGCAAAACAGAGAAGATGCTGTCTATGCTAAAAACCTGCAACCGCTACTCAAGACACAGAACCGGATAAATAAAACACTCTACTACTACATTTTCAATTCATCGACTACAATAGCACAGCGACCACAGAAGAAATGAAGGAAATAGACTGTATAATGCCATCAAACGGTAAAAACAACCGTTTTGTAAGAATGACACAGGATGCCATTGACAGCCTTAATGCCTCATCGCAGAATTTCAGGTTTAACATTCTTGTCTTTGAACAGCAGAAACACATCGTCTATGACAATGCCACAACGCTGAATTATGACTATCCTTTCAACTACAACAAAATCCTGAATGATGGTATTGCAAGAACTAAAAATCAGCATATAATCCTGTGCAATAATGATTTAGTGTTTCATCCTTTCTGGTTTGACTGCCTCTATGAAGCCTTCAAAATAGGATATGTTTCACTTTCGCCTTATGAACCAAAGGTGCTTTCAGAGAAAAGGATACCGAAAGGAAATCATGTCATAGAAGGGTACAGGGTGGCATATCATCTGTTAGGGTGGTGTATAGTGATAGACCGTGAAGTAATCGAAAAGATAGGCAGCCTGGATGAAAGTTGTGAGTTCTGGTATTCCGATAACCTTTATTCCGCACAGTTGCAGTTTCACAAGATACCTCATGGCTTGGTATGCAATTCCTTTGTCGACCATATCACAAGCCAGAGCATCTTTTCAGAAGACCACAAGCAACAGCTTTCCTATACCTCTGCACTAACAAAGGCTTATGAGAACGCATTAAAAAAATACCGATAGCCATGCCAAAAATTAAAGGATACGCAACGAACATACCACGCCTCTACAAGTGGCAGGCACTCGACAATATCTGTTTCGGCTATGTCATGGGGCTGAGGGTGGCGAGTAAAGAAGCTGGAAAGGAAATCTCCGTTTCAGAGGGTGTTAGAAGGTTTCTTGAAGCCTTTGACCTGTGTGAAGACACCTATTGTTTTGACAATGCTAAGGCAGGGTATTACCGTGTGTTACAGTCACTTATAGAAGTTCGTGAAGGATGGGTTGAAGATGTCGGGAATATAATAATAGACTAAAAACTTGCCTTCGCTATTAAAATGAATTACCTTTGCCAACGAAAAAAAATTGATATGATCAAAGCTATCAATCCAAAGGGCAAAATTGCATTTTTCTCTGAGAAAGTATGGTCAATGATGCCACCTCAAAAAAATGGATGGGAAATCATCACAGATGAAAGACCTGTCAATGTCCCCGACATGATTCGTGAGTTTCAGCAGAAAAAAAAAGGGGAGGATGTAACTGCGGAAGAAAGCATCGTACCGCATAAGATAGTGGAGATCAAATTTCCACCTTCCGAACCTGAAATCACAGAAGATTCTATGCGTGAGTTTCTGAAAGAAAAAGGCATACCGTTTCATCATAAGTTAGGTTACGCAAAACTAAAAGCCCTGTACGATGATCATTCAAAATAAAAAGACACTAAAGACCTACGAACTGACAAAGGCTGAATGGGAAAAGATTAAATCCCTGAAACTGCACACGCTGTATAAGGTCATTGACGCTTCCGACAGTGTTTCAAAGGTAACAAGGATCAACGTCCCCAAAGAAATTATTGAATTTCAGGGCAACCTGCGAATAGAAAAAGAAACCAAACCTAAAAAGCCTAAACATGGATGAAAAAGATTTATTGAAAAGTCTGGTCGGTAAGACATTAAACATGCCGGATGACGAGATCGCTTCCATCTATACGGAAGATGGCAAACTTAAAGATGATGCACTTGACCTGCTGGTGAACAAAGACGCTGACAGGATCAAGGCTCTCAAGGATGCTCACAAGGACGAACTCACCAAAGTACATGACAAAGGCTACAAGAAAGCACAGGCAGAATCCCTGTCTAACTTTGAAAAAGAACTTCGTGAGGAATTTCAGATTACCGACAGCACAGCGAAAGGCAAGGAACTGGTTAAGGAAATCCTGTCAAAGATGGCAAAGGATACACATCTGACCGAAGAACAGGTAAAGCTGCACCCCAAATTCCTTGAACTTGAACGCAAACTCACAGGTGAGTACGTCCCGAAAACAGATTACGAAAAGGTTGTTGGTGACTTCGACCTCTACAAAAAGACCTTTGAACAGAGGCAGGTATTACAGACCATCACACAGGATGCTGTAAAGATTTTCCGTTCTTTGAAACCTGTCCTCTCGAAAGACCCTGCAAAGGCAACGAACCAGGAAAACAAGTTCATGCAGGAATTTGCTGCATACGAATATGAGGTGCAGGCAGACGGAAACCATATCATCAAGGTCGATGGTAAAAGGCTTGAAACAGCCAATGGTCATCCTGTCACCTTCGCTGATTTCGTCAAGGGCAGGGCTGCGGAACTCTACGACTTTGAAGTGCAGGATGACAAGGGCGGTACTGGCAATAAAGGTGGTGCAGGTGGCGGAAGTGTCACCGTTCCCAAGACCGAACGTGAATACCTTGTAGCCATCGCCGGAGAATCTGACCCTGCCAAGCGTGTTGCCATTAAAAAGGCATGGGACGAAAGAAATAAATAGTTGATGGACTTAAACCATTTGGCTTGTCGGCTACGGACTTAACCAGTAGATGTTTTTCAGTAAACAAAATGTCTAACATTAAATCCGTAAAACCATGAGTACAATTGGCGGTTCATTTGACGAAACCATCCTTCTGAATCAGAGGGTAAAGGCGGACGAGATCATGTTTGATGACCGCATCAAGCAGCAGTTCACGCCACAGTTTGAAATCCTTAATGCTATCCGTGCTGCACAGACCGCAAGGGTAGAAACTCCCGTAACAAGGCGCAAAGATGCAGATGTACAAGTCATCTGGGAAAACTTTTGCGACATCACAGCCGACGACTGCAGTTCAAGTTGCACGCTCGGCGGTAACAAATCATCCACCAACGCACAGATTTATGAGCTTTCCTTCTGCAAAGAGGTAGGCTTCACTATGGACGAACTCGATTTCCTTGACAACGAATTTGAGATCAACGTGGCAAAGGCTTTCCTGAAAGCAGACAAGGAACTGACAGAATCCTTCGCACAGTACGCTGTCGCACAGCTTGAAGCCTTCAAGGGCGAAAATATGCTGACCACAGGTAAAGGCACTTATTCAGGTGGCGATACCTACATTGAAGCAGCCTACTGGACACCTGCCATCGCAGCCTATTTCAGCCGTGTATCCATTATGAACCGTTTTACCAATCCTATCTTCCTGTCAGGGAGCTTGCTGTGGGAACAGTTCATGGTGGCAAAAGCCAATTCAGCCAATGCCGATGGCAAGGGTGACTGGGCTTTGTGGGCTGGTATGCAGCCTTACTTCGACATGTTCAATATCGACAGCGTTAATGACCCCGCATTGAAGGCTTACCTTCTGAGTATGGGTTCTGTTGCAATGGTGAACAAGTATTACAATCCAACCGTTCCTGAAAGGCTGATGGATTACATCCGTTACACCATGCCTGCAAGGTGGATGCCTGGTTTCGTGTATGATGTGTTCTATGACAACTCCTGCACGACCAACAAACACGCTGTTCACAACTACACCGTTCGCCTCAAAGCCGACATCTACAACAACCCCGAAGGATGCGAAACCGGAAATACAGGCGTGCTTGCTTTTCAATGTGGTGCGCCATTAAACTGATAATCAAGTAGTTGTAATTAGTTGCAGATAATTATGACGAAGAATAACCTGAAAATGGGTAAGTAGGTGGCTGCAAACACCGAAAGCCCATTAACTGTTTCCCCTTCATAACCTTTATTGGTATGACCGCCTTCGGGCGGTTTTTTCATTTTTAGAATTTAATTCAATTAGTTTATAGCCTTCCTCATAGCGTATCTTTGCCGAAAAGTTACGTTATGTCAGTAGTTGTTTTCCCCGATTGCTACGAATACATTGTAGGTCTTAGCAGGACAAATTGCGAATGCTATGATATTCCAGGTGATGCCGAAACATCCCTTTCAGGTCTTTACATTGACGAACTCACAGGGCTTGCCTTCCTGAAAGCTATCACCGACTGCGAAAACAATGCAGACGTATTTAACCTGATAGACCGTGCAAGGCAGGTCGCTGTCACCAACTTTCAGGCTGACACCAACGCCCTGCTTATGAAGTCGCATAAACTCAGGCGACAGAACTACAAGGGGGCTATCGGAAGGGCTATATCCAAAAACAATCCTTCGCTTACCACAGGTCAATACTATGGCATAAGAATCTACTGTGCCAATGTCAAATCAGGGGTTCTGCGGTTGACTTCAATCGGCGCACTTTTCAGCCTTACGGATTCCATCACAGTTTACATTTACAATAACCTGGGTGATCTTATAGACACCGTTACCGTAAACACAGAAGCGAATAAGCATAAGCAGACCCCTGTTGACATTGAACTTCCGATGCACAGCGACTATGTTGAGAACCTGCAATACTTTCTTTTTTACCAGCTTGGGGCAAATACCCCGAAAGGCAATGACCTGAAATGCAACTGCGGAGGCTTTAAAGCTGTTTTCAATACCGACAATCCATATACTAACCATCTGCACGGTGACAGGAACTACCTGTGGTCACAATGGATAATGGCGGGCGGTTATCATTCCACCGGCTTCCCCGACCTCGATGCTTGCACTACTACCACCAACAATCTCATGTATGGCTTGACGCTTGACGTTGAACTCAAGTGCAAGGTGAATGAAGTCCTCTGCATGGATGGGCTGGACTTTGAAACGAACAACCTTGCAGGGGCTATGGCTATTGCTATACAGCACAAGGCTGGTTCTGTGCTTGCAGGATGGATTCTTTCAAGCGGTAATCTGAACAGGTACACGCTGATCAACACTGAACAGCTTGTGGCGGATATGGAGGCGTGGGGTAAGGTTTACAATGACATGGTAACTTACATCGCTGCGGAGGCTGATACCAGCGTCAATGACTGCCTGATCTGTAAGGACATAGTAGAAATGACAAGGAAAGGAATACTGGCATAATGACAACGTTCAACAGTATGCAGGAGTTTCGTGACAAGTTCAATACTGTCAATAAAGGTTTAGGTATTGAATTGAAAGAACAAACAAAATTGTCATCAAATAGACTTGCTGGTAAAATAAGGACAAGGGTGACGAATACAGGGCGAAATTCAGAAGGTGGATTGTTTTCAGCATACAGCAGAAGTCATATCTACAAAAAGAATAAGTATGGTAAAGCACCATTGGGAAAGGTTACGAATGTAAAAAACTTCTTTTACAAAGGAACTATGTTTGATTCATTTGGGTTAAGGGATATATCACAGGGTAAAAATGGAATAGTGGCTCAAATAGGGATGATCGGTGACAATGTTTACCGCAGCAATGCAGAACTCCATGAGATTCACAGCGGTAGGGAGAATACGATTGTGGCAGCCCCTAACAAGACGGAAGAAGATGACTTTGTAAAAGAAATAGAAACAGCCATTTACGAATACTTAGAAAGGTCGCTATGATTAATGAAGTAGCATATCAGTTAGTGAAAGCCTTATCGGAAAACCTCGTCTTTGCCGACAGGTGGGCTGGTCTTGTCACCCCTCTGAAAAAGATGGTCGATAAGCGTGAAAAGATATTTCCTGTGGCTATCAACACCAAGACTGACTGTGATCTTTCTGACTTCATGGACTTAGTGCCTGACACAAGCAAGAAATCTGTCATCTATGCCGAACTGCTTTCCGCACCTGTGGTGGAACATTTCAGGGGAAATACCTATAATGTCGATGCCTCTTTGAAACTTGTATGCTGGTACAACCTTGACCTTATCACCGAAGGCAACTACGTTGATGAAGGTACTATCCTTATGCACATCATCAGCCATATCCCGAAAACGCTTTCCAATTCATTATTCGATTACAGCAAGGGCGTGAATATCTTTGTCGATAGCACGGAATCCGGTTCTCAGATTCTTGACCGCTATAGCTATGATGAAGTGAAGTCACAGTATGCTACCTTCCCTTATGGTGTGGTGGCTGTCAGCCTGAACATAAAATATATTGCGGTGAACTGCCTTGATGACATTATCCCTGCTCCTGCCTGTGGTGCAAATCTAAAAGGTGTATAACAAAAGATGATAATTGAAGCCCTGTATTGTGCCTTGTTTTCATGGGTATTCTGCCTTATCCTGTTGGATGAGGGTATGATTTTCTCATGGTATTACAAAAAGATAAGCATGTTACCGGATTGGCTGAATAAGCCATTAGGAACGTGTGAATACTGTTTCGGCGGTCAGGTGGCGTTGTGGTATTACCTGTACCAATATCATTCGTCCTACAGCCTTATTTCGCATGTGGTATTCATCTGCGGGGTGATCTTTGCTATACGGATAACCAACAAACTATTATATGGACAATAAGAACAAGCCTGTCACGGAACTGAAAGAAATCCCTTTGGATGCTACTTCCTTTGAAGCCAATGGCAAGACCTATTTCATCAAAACATCGCTTTCTGTCGAACGTTTCCGGTGGTATGAAAAGTATCAGTTGAATTTTGGGATGGGGCGCACTTTTGACAATATCGTGAAGGCACTTGACAAATCTGTTGAACTTGCTAATAAAGGTGCTGGACTTCAGGCGTGGAACATCATTTTCAATATGCGTGATGCAATCACTAAAGACCTTGACAAGCGAAGTCATCAGGCTTTTTATCTGTGTGCCTTATTCATGGTAACGGAGAATGAAGATTTAACCCAATGGGACGAGGCACTTGCTGAACGGAAGATCAAAGACTGGAACACTGAGGGAATATCGGCGGTAAGTTTTTTTCGCATAGCGTCCAATTTGGTCAACGGATTTTTGGACGTCTTGGAAGCGCATTCTCAAGATATTTTGGGAATACAAGAGGCAATGAAACCGTTGGAAGAACTGACGAACGAATCAACGAACTCGATCTCTTCTGGTCAGATTTGATGGTGAAAATGTCTAAGAGTGGTTCACTGTCTTACAATGAGTTACGTTCGCTTGATGTGTATGAGTTTTTTCTTGTATTGACGAATATCGAAAGGCAGAATGAAGCGAATAAAAAGTAGAATTTAATTCAATTAGTTTACAGGATGCTGCAAGTATATCTTTGCAATCGCAAAGACATGCTTTATGGCAGACCATGTAATCAATATCAATATCACTTCCAATGTTCAGGAGTTGGTTGCTCAGACCAATAACCTGAATCAGTCCATCAACAATCTTTCCAATAATTTACAGGGTGGTGGTTCTGCGACACGTTCCTATAAGCAGTCATTGGCTGATTTAGGGATGTCTTATGGCGATCTGAATAAAAAGATTGAAAGTACAAAGAACCGGTTGAAAGAACAGCACAACGCTTTGATTGAGGGGCAGAAGGGGCAGAATCTTTCAAATCAGCAGGTAAACAACCTAAAGAAAAGTATTGGTGGTCTTGAACGTGAATTGACGAGGCTTACAAGTCAGCAGAGGCTATACAATAAGACACTTGGCGAAACAGGTACACAAGCGCAGAAGGCGACAAGTTCACTGACTTCGCTGACCAATGTATTCAACAAACTCGGTGCTGTTCTTGGCGTTTCGTTCGGGCTGTATGGGGCTATCAGAACATTGCAATATGGCATAAAGGTTATTTCAGATTTTGATCTTTCAATGAAGAAATTGCAATCTATAATGGGCGAAACCAATCAAGGTATGCAAGACATTGCATTATCAGCAAAAAATCTTGGGGCAGCAAGCATATTTGGGGCTAAAGGGGTTGCTGAATTGCAGATTGAACTTGCCAAGATGGGGTTTGCCAAGAACGATATAATGGCGATGCAACAGGCTATCATCAATCTTGCTACTGCTACTCAGGAAGATTTGGCAAGTTCAGCAGAAGTAGTCGCAGGTGTGATAAGGGCATATCAACTCAGTGCAAGCGAGGCAACAAGGGTTACTGATGTAATGGGTAAGGCTTTCAATGATTCTGCCCTTGACCTCGCAAATTTCAGGGAGGCTATCAAATATGTTGCTCCAGTCGCTGCACAAGCAGGATTTACCTTTGAACAAACTGTTGCAACACTTGAAAAATTAAGCAATGTCGGGATTAAGGGTTCATTAGCAGGTACAGGGTTGAATAATGTACTGAAAGCAATGATGGATAGTAATAGTAAACTATCTAAATCATTAGGCGGAACTGTTCAGGGGTATGATGGTTTTATCAAGGTACTTAAAAAGGCAAATCAAGAAGGCTGGAGTACGGAACAGATATTCGGTGTGATAACACAAAGGGCAACAGCAGCCTTCACGACATTTATGAATGGTGTTGATGATATTGAAAGATTCAGGACATCCCTTGAAAACGCTTCGGGTGTTATGAAAGAACAGGCAGCCGTTCAGTTAGAGTCCATCACATACCAAGCAAAATTAACGAAAGAAGCATTTAATAATCTGTGGCTGACACTTGATAAGGGTGACGGAGTTATTTCAAAGGTAATAAAGGGATTTCTGCAGTTAGTGCGTACATTAATGATGGCATCTGGGAGTAGGGAGGATATGATTAGTTTGATAGAGGATGTTCAGAAATCATTAAAATTATATACAATGCCTGCATCTGGTCTAAAGATGGAAGGCACTGTTGCAGCGTTTAAGGCTTTTTCAGATTTACTTGAAGAACAAAGAAAAAAAATAATAAGCAAGAATCAGTTTTGGTTTGAAGCTAATGCAGCAGGGATTAAAGATTTGATAAATACATCATTAGCTTCGATTACAAGTTTCACGGATAAAGCGGTAGAATATTGGGCATCTGAGTTTGACAGAAATCTAAAAAAGATAGGGGATAAAACAAAGGCAAGAGACTTTACTATACAGTATTTAGAAAGCAATCAAAAGTTGGTAGGTAAATCATCCGTACAATGGGAGATATATGCAAAGGCTATTGAACTTGTAAATCAGAAATATGATGCACTGAATAAAACAACCACAGATGTAGAATTAACCGAAGAAGAATTAAATGAACTGAGGAAGAAGGAGATCGAACTACTTGAAGCAAAAAAGGAACTTGCATTGGCACAGATTAAAATATCAGAGGAAGGTTATGGTGAGGAAATTAAACTCATCCAGAAGGCTTATGAATTTGATAAGAAAATCATGGAGTTGAAGTATAAAGATCAGGCAATATTTGACCTGAAAATGGAAAAACTATACCTTGACTTTCTTAATGCTAAAGCAGAACTTGATAAAAAGTACAACAAGCCTTATGAGGATGCAATGCCAAAAATCTATGATAGTGCTGTTGGTGGTATGTTTGAGTATATGGATAAAGAAAGGCAAAGCGAATTTGAAGATGTCGAAAAGTTTTGGGATGATTACTACAAGGAATATGCAGATAATGTAAAAAAAATAATCGAATTTGGTGAAGAGCATCCGATCTTTCAGGCACTATTCCGTAAACAATTTGGGAAGGCTGTTCGTGGTGGTTCAGATGAAGATGTTAAAGAATTGCAGAACTATTTTGAATCAATAGAGGATTCAGTTGATCTGATGAAGGATTCGCTTGGTTCTCTTGCCGATTCATGGGTGGAATCCACAGACAGGATTGTGGAACAGTTGAACCGTCAGGTCGATGAAGCACAGTCAGCACTGGAAACCGAACTGCAACTTCAGGAACAGGGCTATGCCAGCAATGTGAGCCTTCGCAGGAAGGAACTTGATGATGTCAAGGCACTCAGGAAAGAGGCTATCGAAGATCAGCGCAAGGCACAGAAGGTGCAACTGGCACTTGAATCATCCATACAGGTAGCAAGCCTTATCACGACAGGTTACGAACTTATGAAAGACGGTGTTAAGAAAGCAGGGATACCTGGTTTAGCCTTTGGTGCAGCAGCGATCATAGCCCTGCTTGCCATTGCTGCCAAATTCAGGAACTTAGCCAAAGAACAGGCAGCAGTAGAATATGGTGAAGGCGGATGGGTGGAAGGTAAATCGCACCGTGAAGGTGGCACTCCCATTGTAGCAGAAAAGGGGGAATATGTCACAAGGCGCAAATCGGCATTGAAATACAGCAAGCTACTCGAAGCGATCAACAAAGACAATGAATTGGAAGTGAACCGTTTTTATTTGAACAATCTGAAAGGGCAGATGATTCATGCCAGCGTATCACTGGATGATTCAGAAGATTTGAAGGCGATACGCAGGATAATGGAGCAGGGCAATAAGATGGTCACTTATGAAAACGGATGGCGCATTGAACGTTTTGGAAGCACGGTAACACGAACACGATTATATCAGAACTGATGGCTTACCATTATGTCATAGGGTTAAATAATGTTGAATATATCCCTCATGCTTTGGCGGACAGCGATGCTAAGGTGGTATGGGAAAAGCATTCATCGGGGCTTGTGTATAAGAAAAGCCTTGATGGGAAGTTTGTGCTTAACCGTTCCAATAACGAGGCTTTGTACGATGCTATAATGGCTATGACCTATTGCTACAATGGTTCTATTGCCGTGAAGGATCATGATGATTATAATGTAGTGAAAAGCATTTTTGGCAAGCGTGATATAGAATACAACGAGGACAAATGCCAGTTGGTGATTAAGCCGAGATTTTATGAGCCATCCTATTCGTGTATTGCGGGGAAGGGTGATGAGGAAATCAATATCATTCAGGGTGTAAAGAGTACCTATGGCGCATCATTCGTAAAATACCGCACCTTTGAGTTTAAGGAATGCACGGATGCGGATGCCTGTGTTTATCCAAATAATATAGAAGTTTATCCATTCCCCGAAGTTAAGGCTATCTGTGGTGAAATAACAGACCAATCAGACTATAATCTGATTACAGGCTGGACATTTCATTCACAGGTAAATTCTTGGGTGCAACCACCTACGGAATGTGGGGGATTATTTGAAGAAGGTTATTATGAAGTGAGTATCTATACCTTGTGGTATAGAGAAGTATCATTCGTTCCTATCATTGATGATAGTGGTTACACTGCAAATTTCCCTTCTGTTGGTACGGGGTATGATTGGAATTACACAGGTGAAGTAACAATTGACGGAAAGGAATATTACAAATATCATAGGGCAGTAATAGACTCATCACCAAGCGTAACCACAAACACACAATTCAGAACTGTGTGGATAAACGGCGATGCAGGCTTTACACCGAGAACGGTGAGCAGGTGCAGAAAACTGATTGACGTGCTGAACTTCTTTGCTGATGAATGCGGATGCACCCTGCAATCTGAATTTTTCACCAATACAGTTAATCCTGTAAGTCTGAAAGACCTTTCAAACCTGATGATTGCCCAAAAGTCGGATTGTATCTTTTCAGGATCACCGCCGGCTGAACCTGTTGACCCTGCAACAATAGGGATGCTGACATTCAACAAACTCATGCGCTATCTAAAAGCCATGTTCCAGGTTGAATATACTATTGATAATTACGTTCTTACGATAGAACATATCAGTTATTTCAGGAACAATGGTTCTTATGTGCCAAATAACGATGTCGGTATAGACCTTCAATCCGTCTATCCCATCTGCCTGAAAGGAAGCAATGCCTATTCCTTTGATAATACCATCCCTCTGCGTGAACAGTTCAAATTCATGGAAGCATGGAACATTGATTTCAGGGGTAAAGATATTGAATACACCAACTGCATCACAGAGGGTTCAACAGAAAGCTATGGGGCTGATGAATTTACAACAGATACAGATACCGATGCCATTGACACGGAAGCATCAAAGGATGGTTTTATGATGTTCCACTGCGAAAGTCAGCCATATATAACCATCAACAGCAAGAATATTTACCATGTTATCAGCGAAACAGGTATGATAACAGAAATGCTTTTCAGTAATGCTCATCTTTCATGGGCTAACCTGCATCACTACTATTGGCAACACAACAGACCCCTGCCTTTGGGAAGGATGAACGGTAAAGTGACAAATTTCACACTGACACCACGAAAACTAAAACAGCAGATAGACATTCAGTTCCCCTTCTGTGTCGAAAACTTTGACCCAAACAAGCTGATAAAAACAGACA